ATTTCCATGGAGCAGCAAAGGGAAGAATATGACATTGATATTCGCGCCCTGCTTGCTGGCGCGGATAGTAAAAAAGTTAAACCAAAATATTGGATTAAAAATATTGACTAAGAATTTATAGGAGGCTATATAATATGGCAAGTATTCTTGATAAATATGGTATTAAAGAAGTTGCTGACGTAGTATTCTATGAGTTAGACTCTAAGGGTGCTCCTTCTGCTCCTGTACTTTATCTTGATACTCTCAAGGTTTCCACAATTGAGCAGAGTGCTGAGGTAGTTGATGCTACTGGTGGTAAGGGTAACGTTAAGCTGATTTCTTGGGATACAAACAAGGAAGTTACAGCTACATTTGAAGATGCTCTGTTTAGTGTTAAGTCTCTTGCTATCATGTTCGGTGGTCAAGTTACAGATAACGAAGGCAGCCAAGAGGTTCTTAAGACATTAGGTAGCAAGCTGCTTAAGGATGCCACTCCAGCTACTTTCTGGCAGTTCACTATTGCTGGTTATACAATGTACTTAGAGAAATCTAAGGGTACATATTTTAAGTATAATGGTGAAATTGTAGAGCCTGTTACATATACTTCTAGTATCACTACTAATGATTTTGACTTCATGAGCTTTGATATTTTAGACTGCACTAATGATGCGGCTTCAATGGCTCAAGATAGCTCTAATGCTAAACTTAGTAGCGGTCTGGAAATTAAGATTGATGCTTCTACATTTGGTGGAACATATTATATTACTGGTGATACATTTGCTAGAAACTATCAGTCTGGTAAGGATGAATTCCTTCAGTTTATTATTCCAAAGGGCAAGGTTTCTGCTGAAGATCTTTCGCTCACAATGGAGGCTGATGGCGATCCAGCTACATTTACTATGAATATTAATGTTCTTAGAACAGATGACGGTACAATGTTTAAGCTGGTTAAATACACTCTTAAGGAGAACAGTGGTGTAAGTTCTGAAAAGAATAAGGGTGTTGCTTCAGTACTGACAAGCTTCGATAAAGCTAACACAGAAAATGCTGGCTATGTAGACGGAGATAAGCCTGCTTCTAAGGCTACTGGTTCTAGACCAAGCTCAGAGGCTTAATGCTTAATTAATAAGTTTTATTTGGTGGGAAGGTGGTAAACCTTCCCACTTTTACTTATAAGTTGTTCGTACCGGGCGGCCGCCCGCTACGCGCAATGAAAACGGAGATATATAAATGGATAAAGAATTTGGTATGCAAGAACTGTACTTTGTACAGCTAAAATCCACTTATCCTATAGAGATAAAAGGAAAACAAATCGCGGCCGGAGAAGTGGTCGCGGCATTTGATAAAATCCAAATTGCTAATTTCCAAGAAATACATAGAGAAGTCGCCGCGCAAGGCGGTTATCATAATCGGAAATTAATAATTTGGGGAAGGACTGAGGGAGTAAATTTAATCTTTACACAAGGTGTATTTTCAAAAACTCAATTGGGCTTAATGAACAATACACGAATGGTGAACATCGGAGATAATCAAGTTGTTCGTATAGCAAATAGAGAAGAACTTGAAACCGATAGTGAAGGGAAAATTACATTAACCCACGCTCCAATAGATACGTGGATTTTTGTTTATAATAAAGAAACGGGTGAGAAGCTGACAAATCTTTCTATGGTAGATGAGAAAGTAATTCAAACTCCTTTAGTCTATACAGAAGTTATCGTAGATTATGAATATGGATATGATAATGGCGTGGATGTGAGTATAGTAGGTGAGGAGATTTTTGAAGGTTTTCTTACTTTAGAGGGAAGGTCAAGAATTAAAGACGATATAACGGGTGAGACTCATACGGCGATTATTTATATTCCGAAATTAAAAATAACGTCAGATTTTAATCTCACTTTAGGACAAAATGCGCAGCCAGTTGTGGGGCAGTTTAGAGGAACTGCGTTGCCGATAGGGCAAGCGCATGATACAAAAGCCTTAGAGATATATTTTTTAGAGGATGATATAGATAAAGATTCCGAATGGCGTTAATTTTTAATTAACGCTATTTTTTTATTGAGTTTATGGAGGAAAGGTAAATGTCAGGAGCAAATGAAACTGTTAGTCTTTCATTGGTTGCCAATATGGATATAAGCCAAGTATTGGGTGGTGTAAAAGCTATCCAAAATGGTTTTAATGGGCTTAAAATTGACCCTAAGATTATGGGCGATTTAACAAAAGAATTTAGTAATTTACAAGGATATGTTAAAGAATTTCAAAAAATTATGGGGAAGGAGAACATATCCAAAACTGATATTAAGAATTTACAAAATTTAGAGAAGTCCATAAATTCAAGCTTTTCTAATGTTATTAAGTTGCAGCAACAACTTAATGGTTCTCAGATTATGAGCAAGGTCGATAGCTCTCAATTAGATGAATTAGTAAGAAAAACGGAAGCAGCTAGAACAGCTTTAAATGATGCGTTTTCTAATATTAAATTTGGTGAAAATAGTGGAATTTTACAGTTAGAAAGTGGTATTGAAAAAGCGGTTGGACGTTCAAAAACATTAAAAGCTGCTTTTACTGATGCATTTACTAATTTAAAAACAGGAAATGTTGACCAGTTTGTTAGTAAAATAGATGGGGCATTTAATAATTTAGAGGGAAAGCTAAAAAGTGGTAAATTAGAAACTACTGCCCAAGGATTAATTAAAACCTTTCAGCAGTTAGGCTTAATTAATATAGATATAAAGACTGACACTGCCGAACAGAAAATTAATGCTTTAAAACTTGGTTTTGAAGGTATTAAGACTGCAATAGCAAATGGTGCCAGCGGTAATGAAATACAGCAATTAATTCAAAACTTAGAAAGAGCGACTAATGAAGAAAATGAATTTCGCCAAGTAGCATTACAGAACGGTCAAATTTCTATGGGTAGGCTGGCGGAAGATACGAATAGAGTCGCCGCGGGCGCGAGAGATGCGGCAAAAGCAGAAAGAGAATTTCAGTCGGCATCTCTCTCTGCAACCCAACAAGTTCAACAGCTACAACAGTCGGCTCAATATTTCTTTAGTTTAAGAAATATGATTAACCTTTTAAAGCAGGGTTTAAGAGAAGCGGTTAGTACCGTTAAAGAATTAGACGCCGCAATGACAGAGACTGCAGTAGTAACGAATTTCAGCGTTGGTGATATGTGGAAAAAATTACCTGAATATACTGCAAACGCTAATGCTTTGGGAGCTACTGTAAAGGATATGTATGAGTCAACAACTCTGTATTATCAACAGGGCTTAAATACAGAACAATCCATGTCTATAGCCTCAGAAACTATGAAGATGGCCCGTATTGCTGGGTTAGATGCCGCCGATGCAACAGATAAAATGACTGCAGCGCTTCGTGGTTTCAATATGGAGATTAATGAAGCATCTGCGCAAAGAATTAATGACGTGTACTCTAATTTAGCCGCAAAAACGGCTTCAAACACTGAAGAGTTAGGTACAGCCATGCAACGTACTGCCTCAATTGCTGCATCTGCGGGTATGAGTTTCGAAGGAACCGCAGCATTTTTAGCTCAAGCAATTGAGACAACTCGTGAGCCAGCAGAAAATATTGGTACAGCAATGAAAACTATTATTGCTCGTATGCAAGAAATGAAAAAGAATCCATTAGAAATTGGTGAGGTTGACGGTGAAGAAGTTAATTATAATAAAATTGATGCTGCTTTACGGTCTATTGGAATTTCTTTAAAAGCTGCGAATGGTGACTTTAGAGATAACGATGAAGTATTATTAGATATTTCACAGCGTTGGGATAGTTTAACCCAAACACAACAAAGATATATAGCAACTAGTATTGCTGGTTCTAGACAGCAGTCACGTTTTATTGCTATGGTTAGTGATTATGGACGTACGCTGGAGTTAATGGACTATGCTAATAATGCTGAAGGTGCATCTCAAGAACAGTTTGGTAAAACTTTAGATTCATTAGAAGCTAAGTTAAATAAATTTCAAAATGCTTGGAAAAAGTTTTTAATGAATATAATGAATGATTCTTGGACTAAGGGAATCGTTGATGGTGCAACCTCTATTCTTAATACAGTCACAAAATTAATAGATACATTAAGTTTTGAAAATAAGGGTCTTAAATCTATTTTATCAATTGCTACTGCTTTCACTGCCTTAAAGGTTGGTGGTCGTGGTATTAATGCTCTAATTGGCGGATTAGGAGGATTGGTTGATCCAAAAGTAGGCCTTAAAGAAGGTTTTCGTACAGGTGCGTTTGGTGGACAAGCAGCTAAAATTAGTAATCCTATTGTTAAAGCCATTTATAGCTTAATTCCTCATATAGATAAAGCGGCTGCTAATAATCTTCAATATAAAGGTTATGGGGATTTTAAAGGTGCAAAACAGGAATTAAATAAACAATTTAATCCCTTATCTCTTCAAAAAAATAATGGATTAATAGGAATTGATGATAAAAATAAGTATTCTTTGTCCGGGATACAAGATATTTTTAGTAAAAGTGGAATCAACGAAGCTCAACAAAAGGCTCTATATGCATCATACCCTGGCCTTAAGCATAATATGACAAAAACTTTAGCTAAGGCTTTACAAGAAAGTGGCGCGGATTCAGAAACAACTAGAGGCTTAATAGCCGGATTTAAAGACGGAAGTCTTACCTCTGCTCAGGTATTAGAAAAAGCCGGATTAGTCAAGTCGTTTTCTACTCAGATGAAAGATATTGGTGAGAAAAGCGGACAAGAAGCAGCCAATGCTTTTCGTAGAGCAGAAACAAAAGAATTAGTTAGTGGCGGTTTAGATAAAAAACTAGTACAAAGAGGTAAAGATTTAGGATATAGTGGTAAAGACTTAACAAATTATGTTAGGGGCGAACTTGATAAGAGAGTAAACACAAAAGTTTATGCTTCTAATGCTAAGGCTCAAGAAATATTAGATACTCAACATACTCTTTTAAAATCTGAACAATTGGCAAACGGTTTTGGACGTGTAGGTGGTGCGTTAACTTCTGCAGGAATGAGTTTACAAATGTTTGGCGCTCAAATTTCCGCAGTTCATCCAGTAATAGGCGCGGTAATTACTCAACTTGGAGGGTTAGTTACTGCACTTGGCGCACTACCGAATATAGTTTCTTCTATAGCCGCGGGTGGCCCTGTAGTTTGGGGAATTACTGCTGCAGTAGTGGCATTAGGGGCGGCTTTTTACAAGGCAAAAAAACATGTAGATGGTATTAAAAAATCTGCTGATAAAGCAGTTAAAAGTTTCAAAGATACTAATAAGCAGACTCAAGATAATATTGCCTCTTTAAAGACTTATATGACTCAAGCCAATTATTGGTCTCAAAACGTAGATAAAAATGGATACAATGTTGGGCTTGGAGATGACGAGTATAAACAGTATTTAGATGCTGTCGATAAAATTGCTGAATTGAATCCTGATGTAGTTAAAGGCTATAATGCGCAGGGACATGCAATTGTTGATATTAATAGCGCATTAAAAGATACTATTAAGTTAGAGAAACAAAGACAAGAAGAAGCCACAGAAGAATATTTAAAGGATTCTACTGGAGATAAGATTAATAAGGCGCGAGATGTAAATAAAGATTTCTTAAAAGTTACTCGTGAAGCGAATTCCGCGTCAACCGGTGCTTGGAGAGTAACAAATTGGTTAGGCACGGAATTAATTGATAAAAACTTTGGAACCGATTGGTTTTCTCATGCCGTAACTCCATTTCAGAAACAAGTCGGGGAAATAGTTGATTCTTTAAAATCAGAAATAAGTAATCCTGATGAATTCTATAAACAATTTAGCATTGACTATAATAAATTACTAAGTCAAGATGAGCAAGAAATTTATAGATTCGTTAAAAATAGAAACGATATTTATTCTAAAGCCCTTGAAGCAAATGGGGGAGAATTAAGCGATAAAATAACAAACAAATTTACAGATTTAGACGATTTATCTGAAAAATTTGATGCAGCCACTCAAGATCAAAAAGAATGGTTAAATACCTATGTATCTAGTTTAGATAGTTTTAAAGATATACCGGAAGAATTAAAAGGTAGTGTTTTAGAAGGACTGGATCATATTGCTATTCAGCCAAATTTAAATTTTAGCGATATGCAAGACCAGGCGGACACAATGTTGTCTACATTTGATAATCTCACACGCGAGGGTGGGGATTATCAGAAGGCAATGGAAGATGTGGCAAAAGCTCAGGAATCTTTTGCTTCTTCAATGGACCCTTCTGAATATGCTAATAAAACTAGGAAAGCACTGAGTAGCTTAGATAAATTATATCAACAATATGCAAAAGATACAAGTACATACGGTCAAGCTGTCGCAGAGTTTTTACAAAATCAAATTGACCAAATTGAAAAGTTTCCAGAAGAAGGTTCTATTACTTTAGCTGAAGCTTTAAATACACACGCTTCAGAAGTCCAGGGCGCGGAGGGAGCGTTCGCTGCCTTCCAAGAATCGACCAAGTCTGATTTTGCAACCGGCGCGGAAAACATGAAGTCAATTTATGACGAAATTGTTAAAGAGACCGATGGGATACAACTTCACTTGCAAGGCGATGGAGACAATACTCTATGGACCGGTATGAATTCTCTTTTTAGTAAAGAGGCCGTAGATAAGGCCGCGGCGGATGGAGAAAGTGCGGTGCGCTCTATGTTAGATAGAGTTGAGCCTATGCTGCAAGAGGGTCAAGCCGGATTTGATGCCTTTTGGACAGATATGTTTTCGCCAGAAAGGGTTGAAGCTTTAAAAGACATCGAAGGATTGGACATAGACCCTGAGAATTGGGAAATAAAATGGGATGAGGATATTAATCCTGATGTATTCCACGAGATGGCTAAAGAGTTAGGTTACTCCGATAGTTTTTTGGCGAGTATGCTGAATAAAGGTCGTCAATTCGCAGATTTAGATTTTATGGATATGAGTCAAGTTCGAAAGGCATTATCCACTGATGACGCGGCTATTAAAGGAACTACCACAACTACAGTTACTAATGATAAAGGGGAACAAGAAACTATTACAGACCGATATGTTAAAGAAGATTATTTAAGAAACGCTTTAGCTGAGGCCCAAATAGTTAATCCTCAAGAGCAAAATGAGGCCATTGAAAAAATGGCAGATGAGGGTGTTAAGATAATTCCGGGAGCAGACAGTATTACTCCTAAAGAACTTAATAACTTGGGCATAAAAGATATGTCTTCTGCTATTACAACGCTTGGAGATACTGGGCAGTTTAATCGAAACGAAATTGAAGAATATGCAAAGAATTTAAAGGATTTTAATCCAGAAGAATTTGGCACTTTATATGATGATTACTTAGCTAGTCAAGAACATCCAGAATTACCTACTCTTACTAGTATTGAAGGTAATGTTGCTACAATTGCTAGCATAATAGGATCGAATCGAGTAGAAAAAGGTTATGCTGACGAATCAACCATTGCTGCCTATGAAGAGGCCAAAAAGTTGGTTAATGGTGAGAACGGTTGGCGAAAAGGTAAAGCTGATAGTATTTCAGAATTATTTGCTTTGGGCAAGAATAAAGAGGGTAAAAGACTTACTGATGCCGAGTACAAAACAACAAGTGAACTATTAGATAAACAAATAAAGGCTTATGAAAAACAAGCCGATCTTGCAGAGAAGGGAGCCAAAAAAGCCGAGGAAGAAGGAAGACAAACTGATGCAGACGAGCTTTCAAAAGAAGCCGCTGGATATGCAGAGTTGGCAAGAAGGCTTCTTCTTGATAAAGAGCAGGGAGAAAAAAATTATTCAGAACAAGAAAGACGCGATAAGGAAGCCACAGATAAAGAATCCAAGGGGAAAGATTATAGCGATAAGGAAAAGTCAAACTGGGAAAAATCTAATATTACTCCTGAAGAATATGTTAAAGCTCGTGAAGCTGGTCGGAAAAATGAACAAGAATCCGAAAAACCGAGGGAAGAAACACCTAGAACTTCTACAAAAGGAACTACAATTCCTGGAGTTGGTTATGTTGACGATAATGGTACTGTACACGTAAATAGACAACCCACAGAAGACCCAAAAACTACTGCAAAAAAAGAGGCTCAAGAAGGGCTAAGTAACTTTTGGAACGAACTAAAACAATCAGCAACCGAAGAAGCTACAAAAACCAATCCTAGTGCTGCAACTCAGGAACAAGTAGTCTCCACAGACCAGGTTATTGGCGAAATTAACCGTTTATATGGCGGAGTTTTAAGTGGTATCGACCCCTCTGCCATTACAATGAATCCAGAAGCTCAAGCCACTCTTGATATGTTGTATAGCAATGCAGTTAATAGTGGTACAACTGTTTTAACTGATGGTCTAATGACGCAAATGCAGTCAATGGGTATCGATATACAGCAAGCTATTAACAGTGGTTTAGTTATAGATAGTAATGGTATTTATGCATCTGCACAACAAAAATCAAAAGAAGGTACGGATGCATTAGAGAAGGGACTGGAAGAAGGACCTTCCGAAGTTGATACTTCTACTGGAGCAAAGAGTGCAGCCGATACGGTGAAGAAAGGGGTTGAAACTACAGTTCAAGCAGCAGTAGATGCCGTAAATTCAGTAAAGATTCCTCAGCCAAAGACTCCAGCTGAAGGCGAAGGCACAGGTCAAACTGAAAGTCAACAACAGCTATCTGTTACATATGAAGCTAAAATTACTAATACGGGAGAAATGTTAGCATCTATAAATCAACAGATAGATAAAGTACTTCAATCGGCTTCGGAAAAAAAGCGTCAAGTTACGGCCCAAGGTACAGTAAAAGTTAACTATGCTAAAGGAAAACAAGCTAAGGCGAGTAACCAAAATGCAAAAGTCAATTATACTAAGGGCAAGCAAGAAAAAGCCGAGGATAAGGATGCGCTGGTTAACTACAAATTAGGTTCACAAACACCACCATCTTCTCCAAAATCTGCTTTTGTTAATTACACTTTAGGTAGTCAGGATGAACCTAAAGATAAAACTGCGAAGGTATACTATGTAAATGGGTCGAAATCTAAAAGTAATCCAGGCGAAGCTACCGGCGCCCGTAACCACGGCTATGCTCCTGCTCCACATGCAGGTTCTGCCGCGCGTGGTAATTATGGACAGGTCGGCCCAAAAGGAAAGGGCGGTTTAACTCTTACTGGAGAACTCGGTTATGAAATAGCTTGGATACCAAGTGAAAATCGCTCTATGATTCTTGGTGCCAATGGACCGCAAATGGTTAATCTCCCAGGAGATACCGTTGTTTGGACTCATGAACAGTCAAAGAAAATTTTAAAACAAAAAGCTATACCAGCTGGTTCCCACTCTGGAGAGGGAAAATATATACCTTCAACCACCACTGTATATACTCCACCGAAACCTAGTAAACCAAAAACGACATCCACAAACAAAGACAATAAAGACGACAAAGATACTACTAAAACAGTAAATAAACTCGCCGGTAAAATCTCTGTTTGGTGGGAAAATCAAGTCCGTAAAGTCGACGCCTACACGCGTAAAATGGACAAAAACGCAGACGAGTTCGCTAAAATTCTTAAAAAAGGTGGAGGAACCCTTAGTAGTGCTCAATCTGTAATTAAAGCTTATAAGAAATCAATTAACCAAACAATTAATATTAATAAGACTTCTTTAAAGCAAGCAAATAAAGAACTTAAAAATTTAGATACAAAGAAAAGTAATTATGCGATTTCTTATAAAAGTGGTAAAGATACTAAAAAAGAAAAGGTTAATTTAGCAGGTTATATTAAGTATGATAAAGCATCTGGCACGTATATAATTGATCCAAATGCAATTAATAAGGCTGCGTCAAAAAATAAAGAACGTGCTAAAGCAATTAAAGATGTTGCTGAAAAAACCTTAAACGAAAAACTTGGTAGAAAGAAAACTGCAGAAGACAATATTAAAAAAGCTCAAGATGCTTTAGATAAGTTAAACGACGAAGTATATCAAACTTTCTATTCTTGGGAAAAATCGATTAATCGAGTTTATGTATTATCTCAAAAACTTGAGAAGCTAGAAAAGAAAGCAGGCATATACGATGCGAAAGAAAGTCTTGTATATTCTGAATTAGAAGCGGGCAAAGGACAAAATAGTAAAGTTTCAAAAGCGGTTTTCGACCTTAAGTATAACGCTGCGCGAGAACGTAACAATATAGTAAATACAATTGAAACGTCTAGGCTTGCTCTGGGCGCGGCTAGAGATGAATTTAATGCAGCAAAAAATTTAGACACTTATCGCAAAATCTACAATAAAAACAAAGGTTCGGCCCAAGCCTTAGTAGATTGGAAGGGCGCACAGGAAGCAATCAAACTGTTCAACAAATATAATGGCGATTACGATAAAGCAATAAAAGCACTAAATGAAAAGAATTATAATGAAACTACTTATAATAAAATTAAAGAAATTTTAGATAAAATCCACGAAAAAGAAACCGCTTTATTAGATGCAACCGAAGCTGCCTATAAATCAATTCAAGACCTTTATGATAGAATCGAAGAAGACCAACAAACAATTGCAGACTTTGAAAATGAATTGTTAGATGCAATTATTGACCAAGCTGAAAAACGTATTGATCAGGTTGAAAAATTAAATTCAGCTCTTACTAATCAATTTAAGAGATTAATTGATGAGGTTAAACGTAATTTAGATGAGCGTCGTAAAAAAGAAGATAACCAAAAAACTGAAGATGACCTCGCTAAAAAACAACAGCGTCTAGCCTTACTTCGTGCAGATACAAGCGGCGGAAACGCTTTAGAAATTGCTCGTTTAGAACAAGAAATTTTTGAAGGTAGGCAAGGTTATCAACGTACTCTTGAAGACCAGCTACTTGATAAACTTACCCAGCAAGGTGATAAAGCTGCAGACCAGCGCGAGCGTCAGATTAGTTTACTTCATGGTCAACATGAGATTGCCAAAGCAACCGGCGTATATGTAAAACAAGTTGCTACTTGGATGAGTAATCCAAATAAATATATGTCGCAAATTAAAAACGCTTGGCTTACTCAAAAGGGTTACGACGAAGCCACTAACACAAATCGTGAGCAGTTAAATCAAAACTTTAATAAAACAATTGTTCAGGTTCAGGTTGCAATGGCAGATTTAAAGGCCTCAATTAATAAATTAAAAGAAACTGGCGCGAACGGCGATGAAAATTATGCCGATATACAAGCAGGATTAACCGCGAAAGAAATTAAAACTTTAGTTAATGAAAAGGGTAAGCACTTGTTCAATGCAAGTGTATTTAAAAATGCAGGCTATAGCGCTAAGACTTTAAAAGACTCTGGTATATATACCGATAAAGAAATTATAAATGCTGGATATACCAAAGCGCAACTGGCGAAAGCGGGAATTACCGCAAAAACCTTGAAGAAAAATAAAATTTCTGCGGCGACAGGAAAGAAAGCCGGTTACACAGCTAAAGACCTTTTAGGTGCTGGATATACCCCGAAAGAACTAAAGAAAGCCGGTTACACAGCACAAGACTTTAAGAATAGTAAAATTAATATTAAAAAAGCTCAAGAGGCTAAATTTAGTAAAAATGATATTGCTAAAGCCTATGGCGCTACCGCGGCGATGACTACTTTGAATATGTCTGGTAGACAAACTCAATCTGCTACTGGAGCATCAGCAAAAGCAATGCAAAAAATTGTCAACAAAAGTTCCAAAGACAATGCTAAACAAGAAGATATGGCTGGCGTTCAGGTTGGTAAGGTTACTATTGATACCAACGGCAGTAAAAAAGGTGGTAATAAAACAATAAATGATGCTCATATTAGTGCAGATGGACATACTGCAGGAGCCAATATCGGAAGCACTCTTTATACCGCTGATTGGGATGAAACAACTGGTACAATAAAAGGTAAATGGAAAAAGATTCCTATTGGCAAATTAACTCCAGCTCTTATTAAAAAATATCCAATCGATGGTAAACAGGCCCTTGAACGAGCAATCGAAAATACAAAAATTGGTGGTAAAATCAATAATAACTTTAAATCATTGGTTACTGCGGCGGGTATAGTCGGTAAAACCTATAAGCTCAAAAATGGAATTCAAGCCAGTATCGACGGCAATGGAAATATTCACTATAATAAGGGTACTGAAGGAGTACAAGTTTGGTATCCAGCAACAGGAAAATTAACTCTGAGAAAATTTAATAAAGCAAACTTCAAGAAATGGGCTGCGAGTAAAAACGTAGGACGAGAATATACGCAAGTTAATGAAGCTAGAAAGAAAAAGAAATTATCTTCCTTTAAAACTGGCGGACTTGCCGACTTCACTGGTCCGGCGTGGCTTGACGGTACAAAATCTAAACCGGAACTTGTACTTAACTCAACTGATACCAAAAACTTCATTGCCTTAAGAGATGTTCTCAATCAAGCTTTACGTTCTACAAGTTCAATTAATAACTCATACGGCGGCGATGCTACATACGAAATTAATATTAATGTAGACCACATTAATAGTGATTACGATGTTGATAAAATTGCTGAAAGAGTTAAACGAAATATTGTTAAAGATTCAAGCTATAGAAATGTAACACAAGTAAGAAAATTCCGGTAATAAAAAAAGAGGTTGATTATTTCAACCTCTTTTTAATTTACTCCATAAATGGCATTAAAGCTTCAAGCTCTTCAGGAGTACATTCTACGTTATCTCCCAAATCTTCAAGAGTGAGTCCATAGTTATCAATCTCAACTTCCAATGCCTGCAAATCTTCAAGTGCCTTGTTACATTCTTCAATCTTCCCGTCTTGAATTAAAATTTGAGTACCATCATCAGAAAATTTCACTTCTCCCTGCTCATCTTTCTGTGCATACTCATTTACAATCTCTTGAAATTTTTCTGTATAAAACTCACTTTCTTTTTCTACTGCTTTTCTAATCTTATTAATTTTATAGGCTCCTTTGAGTGGAAGATTAGCTCCCGCAAAGAAGTTACCGTTGTTTCTAAAATCAATAAGTTGTTCCATTGTAATTTTCATTATATATTTCCTCCGTTATTCCCAGTTAAAGACTTCAACTTTTTTCTTATGTGTATCACTTACATATTTCCCAATGCCTATAGCATCGGCTACATCATCAGATACAGTTATATCAAACCAGTCTTTAACTTTAATTTGCATTGAGCGTTTTTTATCTCTTCGCGCTCGTCCTTTAACTCCACAGTGAGAGCGCCACGTAGAAGGAGAACAAATTACATAGTCAACCTTTTGTTCATAACATGCAGCCATTAATATGCCTTGCAATCGCGCCAAAGTTTGATATGTAGTTACTCCTACTATTTTATTATCAAAACTTTGAAGTTGTATTCCTTCAATTCCAATTATATCTGGCTTCCAATTCTGAATTAATTGTATCAGCCAATTTTTAATTTCTATATCACGTTCGATTTCGTCGTCGGCGGCCGCCTGAAACGTACCCGCATAAACGAGTTTATCTCCATCAAATATAGAATAGCCAGTTATATGTGTGGCTTGGTCTAATCCAATTGTTCTTTGAATTGATTTGTCTTTAGGAATTATTTTATCTTCAAAATTATATTGATTTTGCTGACAAACGGGACATTCCCATTTATCTCTCACCTTTTTATAAGTAGAAAAAACTTTATGTCCCTCGTTACATTTAAATACCATTTCAGTATCTAAATTTTTATATTCTTCACTTAAAACTTCCCAATTGTGTTCTATCGCCGCCTTTCTTATATCTTCAATTTTAATTTTAGCCATTTGTTAATTAAGACCTGTAGAACCAAAACCGCCCTTTCGATCTTCTCCGATTTCACTTACAGATTCAACCTTTATAAAATTAGCCTTTGGAACTTGAACAAGTCTCATTTGAGCAAATCTTTGTCCTTCAGTAATTGTATAAGATTGACCGTGAAGTATTGATTTAATATGGATTTCTCCATTGGCATCGAATTCATAGTCTATATCTTTGAAAGGTGGCTCAATATTTTCAACAATAACACCAATCTCATCTCTGTACCCACTGTCTATGAGGCCGGGGCTATTAGCGATACGTAATTTTGTTTTTGCTGATTGCCCACTACGTGGTTGAATAAGAAGCGCATATCCTTCAGGTATAGCGCATTTAATGCCAGTAGGGACAATAATAGTTTCTCCTGGATTAATAGTAATTTCTTCTCTTGCATATATATCTAACCCTGCATCTGTTTCGTGAGCATAAAGTGGTAAATTAACGCCTTCTTCTAATTCACAAGGTATTTGAATTATTTGTTGGACTCCACCAATAATTTGAGATAATTTATTTCCTACTATAACATAAACTTCTTTCAAGAAATCTTTTTTAGTTTCACTTAAAAAATCAATTTGCTCAATTGCCTCTGCTGCTAATTCAAATTCTTCTTTAAGAGTTTCAGAGTCATAATTTTGACTTATTGCAAGAGCTCTTAATTCATTTATAGATTCTTCTTCATTTAAAACTTCTACCATCATTGTAAGAAATTGAGGTTTTAAGGTATTAAATTCTTCATCATCTAAACTCATTAAAGATTCAAACATATCAAGACCGCCAACTAAATCAATTGCGTCTTTATTTTCTTCGTAGAATCTTTGCAATTCTTCATCGTTGATTTCTACATTAGTGTCTTCCGCATTCGGCGCGCGGTCAAGATTTTCTTCCATAAGCTTTTCTTTGTTTTCTTCATTATTCGAAGTCATCCCACACACCTCCAAATACTTTTGTTATTTTAACGACATATTGCACTGCTATAACTTCGCCTTTCGCCTTCTTTTCCTTTAACGTATATCCGTTGGCGCCGACGATATATCCACCCTCTTTTGCGTCTTGTCGAAATTTCTCAATAAGAGCGATTGCCTGATCTTCTGTATCAACTACATATTCATCTGTTTGCTTGATTAGTCTCATTTATTTGCCTCCAATGTTATCAATTCTTTCCCGTATGGTAATGACTCAATCCAATTGCAGAATTGATGCCATTCTATTAATTTATGACCTCGTCTTTGAAAATACATGTTTCTTAAGATAGCATAATTAGCGGTCCATGTGCGAGTCTGTAACCAGCCTTGTGGTAATATTTGCACAAGAGCGCGCCAGTATGCCTTATCTTTTGTATCTAAATAGCGTTTGCGTAAATGTTCACAATATTTAACTATATCTTCTTGAATTAGATTGGTATTTATATTATTATCAAACTCAAAACAATCCCTAGTAATTGGTTTTGAGGTCAATTTATGCATTGTTGAAGTTGAATTTGCAGTAGTATTAATTTTATATGTGTCAAATTCTTTGGCAAAATACAGGGGCATTGTGATGTCGACCGAAACAAAAATTTGTCTCATAAATTTTGCATGTTCCGTTCCAGCGCATATAAGTTTCTGTGCGAGTGCTAAATCTTTTGGACCAAGAGCCGCAACCATTGTCATGTCGTTGTCCCATTGCAATACTCCATTGTCCCATAACCAAAGGTCGTATGATTCCCATAATTCTTCCCATTCTTCATTATATGGTTCTGGTTCTATACCTCTTTTTTTAAGTTCTTGCTCAATCCAAGCGGTTGTTACTTCTTCACGAGCATCTTGTGGGTACTCTAGATTTACAATTCCAAAAAAACTATCAGAGCGCTCCCATGATTCTAAGGGGTTGCGCATACCACGAAATGCACCTTCAAAACCGTATACTTGTGTATTTTTAAATTTCATATGAATCTCCTTTTCTTACCTATCTATATATATTATATCATAAAAAAAATTTTTTTTCAAATTTTAAAAGGTCGGCTCATATAGAACCGACCTTATTGTATTTAGAGACTATCCGTACACGTGCGCGCGGCTGTCGATGCGCATACATCAACTGCGTTATTTCCTGATTTTTAACGACCGGCCGCACCTCAACGTATAACTTCTTCATTTGCTTTTAGCCCCTCTGTATATCCTTGAGCATGTTGTCTTCTCATTTCTTCTTTTATATTATTCATTACATCTGGAAAACAACTGCCTACCAAAAACTCAAAAGAAATTTCTTTTAATTTTTGTTTTTTAATAATCTCATAAACTTTATTAAATTTTTCTCTTGAAACTGTTATTTTATCCATTTTCTTGTATTACCCAATAATTTCCTTCTTTAACTCTTATATGTTGATTACGACTACCCCGAAGCTTAAGGCTTAAATCTTTTTCCGCTTCAATAAAAGGACCTTCAATTAGTACGTCAATTTGTTGTAAAATCTCCAATATTTTAACCAAATGTTCTCCCGACATTTGCATTAAATCAGAATAGGTATAACCAGTCCATAAAAATATTTTTATGTCTGGATAAGCGCTACGTACAGCGCTTACAACTTCTTTTGTCATATTCAGATTTTCTGGACACATCGGCTCGCCGCCAAGTACAGAGAAATTACGTTTAACGCCATTCGCACTTAATAATTCTATAATTAACCATTTGGTATGGTCAGTATATTCTTGACCACCTTTAAAATCCCACGTTTCTTCATTAAAACATCCGGGGCAATGGTGAGGACAGCCCTGCGTAAAAAAGCTTACGCATACTCCCTCACCATTTACTATGTCATTAGGTATTATTGTATTATATCTCATAATTTTTTACTATGCTTATATCTATCCTCAGTTTCAGCGATTTTACCTTTATTAAAAGCAGTTTTATAATCGCCGGTTAAGTAGCCGGTTACACGTCTAAGTCTTTGAATATTTGTTGAGCCACATTCTGGACATTCATTTCCAATTTCACCTTGCCAACCGCACTCAAGACAAGTATCAGCAGGTACATTAAGGGCAAAATATGGAATATCTTTATCCATTGCATAATTTACAATTTGTTCAAGAGCATCAATATTCTTTAAAACTGCTCCTTCTAATTCAACATAAGTAATACAACCAGCGCTTGAATAACCAGTAAGCTGACTTTCAATATCTATTTTATCAAATGGAGAGATTTCTTTCCACACCGGTACGTGGATTGAATTTGTGAAATACTCTCTATCGCTTACATTTGGGATTTCTCCAAAGTCTTCCTTAAAGCGTTTCATTGCTGTATAGCAAAGACTTTCTGCGGGAGTATAATATACACCGAAATTAAGCTTATATTTTTGTTTGAATTCTGCACATCTGTCTTTATAAAGTTGTTCAATGCGCTTTGCGAGTTCCATTCCTTTTGGGTCGGTATGGTCACAGCCTAAAAGAATTTGAAGAGTTTCTGCCAGACCAATTTGCCCAAGGCTCAGTGTTCCATGGAGAAGTGCTGAGCGTATACCTTCTTCGGGTACATATCCAGCCATAGTTCCATTTTCATACATGAACTTGGCCGCGGAAGCTGGTTGAGAACAAATATACTCAAATCTTTCAATAAGCATATCTTTGGCTTCGTGAATTTTCTCATCAAGCAATTCCATGAAATCTTCTACATTACCCGCTTCCATCGCAAGTGTTGGAAGTATAACGGTTACTGGACAGATATTTCCACGACCATCTTTGAGTTGGCCGAAGCCATTAATATCAAAGCCGTTCATGGTTCTGCATCCCATTGTACTCATGTATGTTCTGACATCGTCTTTATCATATCCCGCATTTCCACTCCAATCTACATTAACATAGTTTGGATATAGGCGGCGTGCGGTTGACTCAAGAGCAAGTCGATAAAGGTCATAGTTTGGAGTTCCTGGTTTATCATTTACTCCTTTCATATATTGGAAAATTCCACACGGGAAAATTGCAGTTTTATGAAGAGAGCCAACTCCTTTAATTGAGCCTTCTAAAAGAGCTTTTATTACCATACGTCCTTCTGGAAGTGTACAAGTTCCATAATTAATTGAGCTAAATGGAAGCTGATTTCCAGACCTTGATTGAAGTGTATTAAGGTTATGATACATACCTTCCACGGCTTGCTTAAGCTCTTTTTTGGTCATATCCATTGCATATTGATATGCTTTTGGTCGCGATTGATATTCACCATCTTCAATACCCGCATTTTGAGGAATATGATTAAAATATTCTTCATCATTATAATTTTCAATATATTTTAATCCATCAATATAATGTTTTCTGAAAGATTTCCTTACATAAGGAACCATTGTCCAATCAAGATGCGATGCACTTACTCCACCAAATTGCATTAAAGATTGAAGCTGGAATAAAACTGCCACAAGTTGAAATGCAGTATTAATTGAATTTGCCGGTCTTACATCAGTCTGTCTTGTATTAAAACCGTTAGCAAGTAAATCATCAAGTGGCATTGTCAAGCAGTTATGCATACCTACAGCATATGAATCAAGGTCATGAATATAAATTTCATTATGCAAATGATTATTTCGTGACATTTCACTCATACAATTATCAAGTGCATATTGCTTCATAATAACTGCATCTGCTTCATTCTTACGTCCGCCAAATGAGTTTTCGTCAAGATTGGCATTACTATTTTGTACGTTTACAGCGCCGAGTTTATCGCTCATAGCATCCATTAATTGGTTATTCCAATTACGAATACGTGCGCGCTCTTCACGGTAGGTTATATATTTACGAGCTACGTCCTTGCGTTTTGTACTCATAAGGCCGCGCTCTACTATATCTTGTACTTCTTCAACATTTAAAATTTTATTATGTCCTTCTTTTTCTACGTAATCTGCTATTTTATTTGCCTTTTCAACCGCATAAGGACTTATTTCACCGTCCACGTCCTTAAAAGCACTTACAATAGCATTTGTTATTTTGTTTTTATTAAATTGAACTAACCTACCATCTCTTTTTTTAATATATTGCATACATATGCCTCCTAATTATTTAAATAGTTTAAGGGTTCATAGTATTTCCACAGTAAATACAAACTCCATTTTCATATTCGTGAGAACAAATAGATTTTAGATATTCATTATCTTCCATATATTTAAGTACTTCTGGTTGAAGCACAAAAACAGAAGGGTCAAGAAGACTTTGAATTTTATTGTTATTATAATTAATTTTATCTCTAATTTCTTCTCCTGTCATTTTCTTACCTCCTCTCCACGATATTCGTAGAAGTCTTTAAAAAGGTCATAATTATTTTCTCTTACAAATTGAAATATATTACGCACTGACTCAAGTGACAATATGGAGTCTTTAATCGCCGGCTGGCGTTGGACTGCTTTTACATAACTGTATAAAGTTTCAAATGGTTCAATGCGTGAAAAATAATCTGACCTTGTTGATTGTGAAACTAAATGGATATTATAGCGATTAATTAGTTGCATTACTTGCTTCCAATTATCATCTGTAAAAATACTATTATCATATATAAGTGGAAAAACCAAGCGTTGAGTACGCAGATTTATTAAACTACGATATATATGATGTATATTTTTATCAATTGGATTAGGTTTTTGCAACTCATTATTTATATTCATTGACATTTGTCTATAAGCATAAGATTGTTGCTTAACTTCAATAAGTGCGGGAACTAAATTAAAATCTATTAAGTTATTATAACATAATGAATAATATGCTCCCATTGGTTGTAATGATAGCCATTTAACTAACTTATCTCCTTGACTGATTTGAACGGGAAATTTCATTCCTATTTTACGTCCGTCTTTATGGGCGATGGTCGCAGGTATTAGTTCCTTAACTAATTCGAAGCTTCCGTCGATGGCGCCGAGGTCATAATCGTGGAATATTATGCCAAAACAATCTGAATCTTTCCGTAATTGTTTTTCAAAATCAGACCATATGGTTTTTCCATCTAGAGATAAACGCAAATGTTCTGCGCGCCGCATCGTGCTGAAAATAGTTTTTTGTCTCTTTTTTATTCTTTTTGGTATAGCGCGATTATATATAGATATATCGGGTCGCATCATTTCAATTTCCAAAGGGAGGGGTTGATAAACGTCTCCTCCAAAGGCGCGGCCGCCGTATTCGACATTGTGAAAGTTCAATGGATACGTTTGATTTGTATAAAAATCCTGGCGAACAATAAAATGAGTATATTTTTGCGGAGAAAAGTCGAGTGATAACCCGACTATTTCTCGCTTATTTTTATAATAGGCCGCGAGCTTCATTAGCTCTAAATTATAAAATGGAGTTGGATAAAGTTTTAAATCTCCGTCATACAATCCATAACTCATGCTTCCATACGCTCCGTTTGAGTTTTTATGTATCCATTATCATCTATTGCGGTTATTAATTCAACCAAATGATGCGGAGTATTTTTATATTTTTTAGCAATAAAGTTATCTTCACGCCTTATACCAGTTACTATAATTTTATTACCTCTTGAAAGCCATGATTTTTCTAATACTTTTTTCGTACCATCTAGACGCTTTTCTGAAATTTGTCTATCATAATGTGTAAATGCGTCGCCGAATATTTTTACAGTTACAACGCTATCATTTGTTAATAACGTTATCATTTTTTTATTTTTATCTTTATCTAAAACCGTTCCTGCAATTCGATTAATTTTAAATAAAGGAATTTTTTGTCCAGTTTCTTTAGATTTAAATTCATAATTAACAACTGGGTCTTCGGGTAAATCACTATAATTTACTAATCCATAAAATCCATTTTTAAGTTTTTTCAATTCATGGTCATGTATATAACATGATATAGAATCCATTTCCCATTGACTTATATTTCCTAAACAATATTTATCCCACAAATCATTTCTTAAACGAGTATTAACCGAGTTTAATAATTCTTCGTTATTTTTTTGAATATATGGTCTAATTATATCCATTTGTTTTTTATATATTTTATCCCAATCAGTTTGTTTGATTTGAAATATATAATTTTGTTCCGAGCTTGGCTGTAATAAATCCATATCAAAATTATATGAATAAAATCTTAATGCTATGTCATCCAAACCATATGAAGTACCAAATTTCATTTTCTTTAAATACTTATTAAAATTATAAACTCTACATTGAAATTCATAATCTTCAGGTATTAAATTAAAATCAATTAACATCTTCATATTTTGAAGTGTAATTCTTTTCTTTTTGTCAGCAATTAAATCAATATATGTATTCATTGCTTTTATTCTATCACCATCGTATAATCCGTCGAAGGCGCCCGCCTTAATCAAATTAATCATCTGTGGCTTATTAATTTTAACCTTATCAATAAAATCTTCTATTGATTCGTATGGTCTATTATCTATTATCTGTTTTACAATTTCATCACCAACTTTTGTGATACCGCTCAATCCGTAAATGATACGATTTCTTTCCACATCTGGTGCGAAGGTATACTCAGATTTATTTATATCAGTCGCTACAATAATAACTCCTTCTTGTTTCATTTTACCAATTGCTGTAGCAATTTTTCCGTAGTTGGTTGATTTAGTGGTTTTCTTTTTGGTTTTATCATTAGATGTATTGGATTCCTCTTCGTCTTCATCAATATCATCTGTAAAAACTCCCATTGATAAGTCATAAGTGGTTTCCCCAATATCTTCTCTATCTGTTTCCTCGTTATCATCTTCTTCACTCTCTCTTTCTGCGCCACCGCTATCAGAAATAAGACATGCACAATCCCATAAAATTGTTGGATATCTATAAGCAAGATTTAATTCTTGAAGTCCAATCAATGAATATGCAAGTGTATGAGACAGGTTAAATCCATATCCCTTACTCATTGCAATTAATACATTCCAAACATAAGTACATAATTGTTGATTTAAACCTTTCTCTTTTATAATTTTAAAATACTCTTCAGTTAATTTCTCATATTCAGCTGGATTTTTCTTTGCAATTGATTTTCTTAATTTATCTGCCCAGGTTAGGTCAAAACCACCCAACTCTGGCAATTGTACTAACTGCATAAATTGTTCTTGCGCTATACATAGTCCATATGATGTACTTAATACTGGCTCAAGAATTTCTTTGGCTTCGGCGCCAAGTCCATATTTCTTCAACTCATAATCCCAATCGCCCGGATGTGCTTTAAAGCGTGCGAGTTTATTAACTGGCATTTCTCCGCCTCGCTCTGTTGCCATAAGACGAATTGCAGAATTTAAAATTGCTAAGTCATCTACTGAGGTTGGTTTCATTGCGGCTATTCCACTTATACCCGACTGTTTTTCCATCTGGAATAAACTTTGTACTTTATGATTCCAACACATTTCCCACATCTCTTGAGAATCTCTTTCGAGATTATATATCCCAACAATTTTTTCATAAGTATCTTTTAAAGTTTTTTCTCTTGTTTCATATCCATAATCACATATTAAATCTATACAGTTATGAATTTTATCAAGAGCTTCTACTGAAAGAATATCGTATTTAATTAAACCAGTATCTTCCGCATCGTGAAGGTCAAACTGTGTTATGATTTCTCCTTTAGGGGCACGCATTAATGCGGTTGACTCAGTAAACGGTTCATCTACAAAAATTACTCCGCCCGCATGAATTCCACATCCATTAATAAGTCCTTCAATACCCTGTGCTACTCTCCAGACCTCTGGATAATTTTCTTCCATTTCAATTCTAAATTGTGAAGAAGCAGGTATATTATTATCAGGGTCACCATAAAATGTTTGTTTTAATGTTCTTAATTGTCCTCTATCTGCTTGAATAAATGATGAAAGATATGCTGCTATATCATTATCTATGCCAAGGCCGCGGCAAGCTGTCTGAATTGCCGATTTCGACTTCTCTGTTTTTAGAGTCAATACGTTTGCAACTCTATCCTCTCCATAAATTTGACGGAACGATTTTAATACGTCGGCTCTGCGGCCGCCCTCAATATCTATGTCTACATCAAGAACTGATACACGGTCTGGATTAAGAAATCTCCAACGTTTTGTTTGACTCTTTTCTCTTAATGGATTTATCTGCGTGATACCTAGTAGATATAACAATATGAATCCCACTCCTGAGCCTCGGCCGCAACCTACGAGAGTTCCTGCGTTCCAGCACGCATCAATTATATTTTGAAGATTTAAGAAATATGCACTCCATCTACTTCCATTTACTTCAGAAGAAATCCAAGTATCTTCAAGACATGCATTAATTTCATCATAAGTTTCTTGATTCCACAGCTTTTCAGATGGTTTAGCGGTAACCATTCTTTCTACAATAATTTCGGCTAATCGTACATCTTCTTCATATTCTGAATTAAGAAATTTTTGAATGTAAGGTATATTTTTTATATCTTTTATATGTCTTAATCCCTCTATTGAAGTTGGGATAGTTGGAGTCTTCCAATTTAATCTTGGAATTTTAAGAGGTTTTAATAAAGAATAATCTTCACATTTATCTATAATTTCATTTATATTTTGATAAGCCTTCTGAAGAACCTCTTCACCCATTTCTTCTTCCATATATTCACGAATTTCTTCGTCGCTCATGAGATAAGTTGTTGCATAGAAATCATCAACCTCTCTATCTCCTTGCTGTGAATTAAGAAAAGCTTTATGAATCGGTCTATCTGCTTGTTTTAAATAGTGCGCGTCATTCGTTATTATATATTTAATTCCTAATTCTATTCCCAGCTCAACAAGTTTATAATTCACATAAATCTGGTCTTTATTAAATGATGGTTGCATTTCAAAATAGAAATCGTCTACTCCAAAAATGCCTTGCATCTGCTGAATCCATCGTTTAATTAAATCCATCGAAGGCGCGCCAGTATCTCTATTACGAATAAGTTGAGTCGGAAGGCACCCACCTAAACACGCCGTACATCCAATTACATGGCCTGGATTTTTTCCAATTATATCAATTAAATCTTGATAATAGGTTGGTACTCTTCTCATTCTACGAGCCATATAACTTCTCATCCAAGCGCGCGAAGAGACCTCGCGGATTTGTTTGTGTCCTTCGAGGTCTTTTGCTATTAATATAAAATGGAAATATCTATCTGTTTCTTTTTTGTAGTTTTGATTATTTAATCCATTTCTTACAAGATAAATCTCATTTCCTCTAATGAGTTTGAAATCTGGGTTGTCTTTTTTAATTTTATTATAATATTTTTCTGCACGAATATGACTTGCTATTGTGTCATGTTCAGTAATCGCTACTCCACGATGTCCTAGCTCTAATGCATAATCTATTAGTGATTCAACAGTATTGATACTATCTCGTAAACGAAAATTGCTGAAATCGGTATGATTATGTAGTGAGCATGGGTATCTTAATTTATCCATTCACGTTACTCCTTTTTCTTATTTTACATTTTATATATTTTTTTATATATAATATATATTTGTTTTTGTTGAATTCCTAAAAGCAGACATTTCTCTCCACTCTTTAAAAAGTTTTGCTATTTGCTCTGGGGTAGTATCGTCAGGCAATTCTATTGTACATTCATTATCTTTAAAATAAAACTTATAATATTGCATAACTATAATCCTTTCTTATTTTATATTATAATTATATCAAAATTTTAAAAAATTGTCAATTTTAAAACCCTATTTGACCCCAATGACAATTCCAACATTCGTATTCATATTTAAGTGGGGAACTAAGCATTACTCGACCGATATTTTTATAAATAAAATCTCCACATTCCGGACATTTTACTTCTGTTTTAACCCAATATCCATTTTGAGTTGCTTTATTATTTGTTATTCCTTGTATTGTTTGATATTCTTGCCAAGTCATTTTACTCTCCTACATTTTCACTATATAGTATAGTTGCATATCTCTTTTTAAACTTTCATATTCCATACGAAGCTCTTCTATTTTATTTTTCCATTCTTTAGCTTCGTCAATTCTGCCTTGCCGATAGCCTTCCTCATAAGCTTTATATAGGCCATCAGCTATATTGCTTTCATCACAAGTTATTATTGCCATTATTTACTCCTATCATTTTTTATGTAACTAAAAATTGTGATGTTTCTGGTTGTAAATCTTCGATTGTTATATCATTATAATGCCAATATGGAATACGGATTAGAGGAATATTGTGGGTTTTACAATAAGTGTTTTTTAATTCATCATTTTTTTGCAATTGTTCTAATGAATAATTATTCCATCCTGCTCCACCCCAATGCTGTTGTCCGTCAAATTCAATACAATATTTATCATCTACATAAAAATCAAAACGATAGTAATATCCTTGTTTTCCTCTTAGGTCTGCAAAACTATACTCAGCTATAAAATCTATATTATTATTTTTTAAAATAGAAGCTATTTGTCGCTCTCCTGGAGTAGTAGTTAAACAACCACAAGATTTAACCTTGCCTGCATTTAAATCTCTGGTTGTAACATATTTAATATTTCCACATTGACATTGACACTTCCAATATAAATTATTTTTATTACGATAACCTAATTGTAAAACTGTTAACAATCCAAATTGTTGATTAGTTAAATCTTTTTTAGGTGCCTTTTCATATTGTAAACAACCACATGATTTAACTTCTCCACTTTTTAAATTGCCTGACCGTACCCATTTTTCTTTTCCACAATCGCATTTACATTTCCAATAAACCACACCTTTATAAGACTTATATTCATTTAATACTGTTAATTTATTAAATTTTTGCCCTTCTAAATTTTCCCCTCTAAAATGATTTGCAATACATTGACTGCATTCTTTAACTTCACCAGAACGTAATCTTTTACCTAATACGTCTCTATAATTACCACATTCACATTGGCAATGCCACATAGCCCCATTCTTTTGAGGATTATCTATTTTATATAATACTGTTAGTTTACCATATTTGTTACCGGTTTCATCTTTATAGTTAGGCATAATTAAAACCCCAAACTTCCATCTTCTATTTGATAATCTGAAATAAAAATCTGTGGAGTTATATACCCTCCCCACTCATTAAGATTCGCACGCCCAACAACTTCTAATTTAATCGAATCATATTTACCAAGCCCTTTAATCATATCTTTAGCATGGAATTTCATATATGCAATTCCAAACTTCTCTATTTTAACAGTATCAGAAGATTTACCCATTATTCGTATATCATTTTTAGTAATATTAATATCTTTAATATGAATTAATGGTTCAGGGTTTCCTTGCCCCCATATATCTTCATGTGAGGTCAAATTAATAACTAAATCTTCTATATCAGTATCGGCTGCCAAACGCTCAAAATTAACTTCATATACATTTTGCCCAAAGTCAACCTCTGCCAGTTCCTTGTTTGCATAAGCATGAAAATCAGCTAAATTCTTATCATAAATACCAATTCCACAAGCATTATCGTGACCAGCAGTAAAAGTAAAGAATCCACTTTCATCCATAAAGTTTTTAAATGATTTAAGCTCTGATTCATTTAAACCTCTACTCGAACCTTTAATTTCGCCCTCATCATTTAATCTTGCTACGATTGTTGGTCTTTGATATTTTGCCGCCAATTTCATAGCACATAGGCCGTTAAGCTCAGGCGGAAAATCTTCATCATCTAATCTTACAAATAAAATTTTATTTTCAAGTAAATTATATTTATGAATTTTAATTTCTAAAGTTTCAACCGCTTTATCTAAAATTCGATTTTGTTTCGCCCTTGCATTCGTACACTCGCGCGCCGACTCAATTGCCAGTTCTTCAAACGTACCTTTTGCCCCACGCTTATTGCTTGGTACCATTTTATGCCCATCAATAAAGGCTTCAAAACATCGTTGTTTTTCGTCTTTGGCGCCGGCGCGAATCATCGCATTAATCAGCGGGGTAATATAGAAAGCTACTGTAATTGGGGTAACTTTATCTCCCATCGAGAATGACTGTTTTTCACATAGTGCTTTGAAGAAGTAATTATTAATTTTGTTTAGTCCCGTGTGTACAATATACCTATTTTCGAGAGAGAGCATTGACATCATATCACTTACGATACCAAGCGCAGCCAAGTCGATAAATTCATCAGCATAATTTGTACCATAAAATTCATCCATTCGTCTACAAAATTGCCAAGTAACACCTGCGCCACATAAATCTTTATTTGTATAGTTTGGTGATAATTGGTTATTAATAATTACAGCATGACTAGAAAATTTTGTATCTGGCTCAACAATATGATGGTCTAAGATTAAACAAGAAATATTCAATTCTCCTAATTGTTCTATATATTCATAGTCATTACTGCCCGCATCTGGTAAAATCACATATTTAATGTTAGGCAATTCATCATTCTTATCTATAATAGTTGATATAGTATCAGCTAAACCGTGTCCCTTACCTTCATGTAAAATATAATCAATTTGGACTTTAATATTGTGTTTACGCAGATATTGTATAAATATGGCGGCTGAGGTAAACCCGTCAACATCACTATCTGCAATAACAACAATTCTATCTTGTTCTCCAAGCATTACCATTTTATCAAACATTGTTGCGCCTTCTTCGATATAATCTAAATTATACGGTGATTCTAAAGCAGAGGCATCCGGTACATTTAAAAAATAATCTAATTGCTCTGGAGTAAGTCCGCGCTCTATTAATAATTCATTCGTATAATTTTCCCTTATATCTTTGTTAATTAATTTACATTTCATTTATTTTCTCCTTCAAAACGTAATAATTCTCTTAGTATATCATAAATAGAACGAGCTATCATATAAATAAACCTATCTTGCCATATATCACATCTATCTGCCGTTCTAATCATTATCTCTTCCATATATTCCATATCTTCTTTTAATCTTTTTTTTCTCATTGTCTTATTTTCACTCTCCTTTTATACAATTGCCAAAATATATCTGGTCCTTTATCAGTAGGACTATCTTTCATATTTAATAAATTTTCTCTATCATATATAAAAGAAAAATCTACATAGTTTTGATATTTTTGACACATTGTATATAATTTATTAAAGTATTCATCACTCCCTTCTTTTTCTTCTTTATCAAAACACACTATAATTTCTTTTGGTCGTGCTGTTTGTAAAAGTAGCTTTAAGGCATGTTTATTTAGTTGACTTCCACATACGGCCGCGCCGCAGTTTGCAAAATCCCAACTTTCCATTTGAAGTACGGATTTTTCAGCCTCAACAATAAAACAAACACCTGTTCTTTTTATATTTTCTTTTGTTTTATTTAAGCCATATAAATTTAATGAAAGTGGATGGCTATACCACTTACCTTCAATTTGCACTGGCATATATTTACCTATATTTTCTACTTCCCAATCGTTGAGGGCGCGCCCTCGAATTCCAACTAATTCATTGTTTGGATTATAGTGTGGTATTATTATTTTATTTTGCGAAATTGAATATCGTATATTAAACTTATCCATTGTTTCTTTAGTTATACCATCATTTAGCCATTCGGGTGGATAAAACTTTGTGAAACAATTAATAATACCATTTGGATAAGTTGGTAATTTTACTCGCTCCGGCGCCCTATACGTATCACGTATACGTTGATACTTCTTCGGCGCGAAGCCATCAATTTGACGATAATTACTACAATCAAGAATTACTTTATATATATCTTCATACCAGTCATAATTTATTCCGCGACAGTCATAATAATGCTTCATAAACTGAAAAATACCCATTGAGCCGCATTCTGTATAGCATTGAAATATATGACTGTTTTCATAGTAATATAATTTCATAGAAGCTTCATCTGCACTTTCGTTATGACATATAGTAGGAAAAATTACATAACCTGGCTTTTCTATATAATCTGTTGCACCTAAAGTTTCCATTAATTGAATAACTTTTTGAGTATCTAATTGTTCAATTATACCTTTATAATCAATCAACTATTTCACCACCATTTAACCTTTCCACTATTATCTTTAAATGTTCATCTTCATGCTCGTCCCAACTTTTTACTTTATATTCATCTCTTTCATTAAAGTTTTCAACTGGGTCCATTCGTGAATCAGTTATAAACAAATCCCTTTTCTTTAGAGTTCCTAAATTCATATCTGACCAAATTCTTACTTGCGTCCATTCGCCGCTTCTAACTTTATATATATCAGTTACTAAATTAGGTTTATTCTCTGGTTTATTCTCATATAAAGGTTCTAAAATTTCTAATTCTTCTTTCGTTGGTCGCGCCATTATTGCGCCATTATCTGCTTTATTAATTGTACTTCGGCCGCCCGCCAACGAACCTTCATTTCGTATATCTTTATTATCATCACCTTTTGCATTTAATTGTGTTGATGTAAACATTGCCACATCTAATTCAACCGCCAAATCTTTTAGCGCTGTTGCAAACATTAATAATACTTCATCGTTTCTTAGTGCGAAGCCTCTAAATTCATTCAACAACGATGGCCCAATAAATATATAATCGTAAAATACATATCCTATATCATGTATAATACAATTCTCTCTTACAATCGTTTTCACCGATTCAATTGTTGGATTTGGCATTTTAACTAAAATTAAATTTTCAGAATATTTCTCCATCAAATGAATTGCCTGATTTATAACGTCTCTTTCTCTATCTGAAAAATCTGCATATTTAAATCTACTTCTATTTATATCAGTTAAATAAGCCAGAATCATTAATCTAACTTCTTTAAATCGTTGCTCAGTAACTATAAATAAAACCTTTTCTGAGTTTCCCTCTTGTTCCCATCGACAAGTTGTACTATTATATCTAAAAGGATAAGCCAAATAACAAGCATCTGCAATTGCATTAGAAGTTTTACCTACGCCACTGGCCGCGCTTCGTATTGTTAAAGTACCTTTCTTTGCCCCATCAATTACTTGATTAAAAATATTTCCCTGTATAGACACTCCAATTTCATAGGCTGCGCCGAGTTGTTCAATCAATTCTTCCATTTTTTCGGAAGCTGATTCAACCTCTATTTCGTCTGTTGTTTGATATTTTGCTTCAACTCCTAATAGCTTCTTTCTAACCGCATCCGTAATTTCTTTTGGACTTAAAAAATTAAAATTCTCATTTATCTCTTGGGCTTTTGGATTTGTTAAATCCTCGCAATAAAATTCTCCCACGTCAAAACCTTGATGTTTAAGGTCTTTAAGCAGGTTAAACATTTTAAAGCGATTATAATAAAAATCAAAATTATCTACTTCAGATAATTCAATTATATCTTGTAAGTATTCAATACCATTCTTATCTTTAAAGACTTTTGCTGATACTTGGTCAGCTTCCAAAAAATTTTCTATATCTATTGGTTGTATTTTTGTGGCGCCATTGCGGTATAAACCATTAATCGCCATAAAAATTGAGCGTTCAAAACGAGTTGGAAAGTCTGTTAAGATAAAAGAATACTTATCTATTTCACTTAAAATCTGCGGTCGTTTCATTAAACAACCGAGTATTTGTTGAGTATCTCTTTTATCAATCATTCATCATCCTCTAATTCATCTAATGCACTAAAATCTACAGTAAACTTACGAGGTTTTATATCTTGCTTTTTAATTGTTTTTGTTTTTCGTTCTGCGGCGGCGCGCATCTGATATTCAATTTCGTTGACAACCCCTGCGCTATCTTTTTCTCTTAAAGCCCAATAAGTACAAGACTCATTATATATATAAGGAATAATTCCAAAGCCGCCATGCCCCTTGTCCCAATCTCCCTTTTTTATTTCATAAAAATACTTTAACGCAAAAAAGATGCCTTTATTCGTCATTTTATGTTCTTTAATGAACTTTTCCCTTTGCGCTTCACACATATGATAATTATATGAAACTTTAAGGTCGCGCGAAATAAAGTCATATATATATGCTTTATATTCTTCATCAGTTGCGGGAGTTGCTTCTTTCCAATCTTGGTAACATTTCCTATGATAGTACCAGTTTGTTACTGGTTTAACCCAATCATCTTTTTCTTTATCAATTTCAATATCACAAATTCTACATTTTGCCATTTAAAACTCCTTTTCATTCTTCTCTCTTATATTATAACACAATTTATAGAATTTGTCAAATTTAAAAAGAGTAGGTTAAACCTACTCCTTTTACTTATTTAACCATATCTCTCATTTCAAGCAATACTAAGAAGAACGGTTCTTTTTGGTCTTCTGTAATTTCTGAAAGTTTAATCTTTCTTCCGAAAATCATTTCAACCTTCTTTAAAATACGCTCTGCATTTTCAGCGTCTTCATTTACAAGTTTTGCCCAAATTTTTTGAGCTTCATCTCGTATAGCGTCAAAATCTAATTCTTCTTCTTGTTTTTGCTCTATCTTATCCACAACAGTCGCGCCATCTTTATCTCTTTGCTGGTCAATAGCATCATTAATAGCTTTAACCAGTTCATCATATCCAAGTTTAATTTTTGGGGCGAGATATGGAAAACGACTGCCTGCCATTACCGTTGGAGTTTGTCTGGTATACAACCATCTTTGGCTATTACCATCTTCATCCCACTCTGTTGCAATATAACCAATAATATCTACAATTTGATTTACTACTTCATAACAACGTTTTGGCATTGACGGCGCAAGAATTTCAATTTCAGTATCATCGGCAAGCTTTTCTTTTCTTGTCTCGATATGAGAAATTAAAACAAGACCATAACCAAGCATTGTAATTTTTCTAAGACAGGTTTCAAATTCTTTTTTAGTAAGAGTCCATCCTTGACCCCAAGGAATATCACGAACAGATTGAACACCATTTTGACTACATACAAACTGTTCGCACATTTCATATGCAATTGTAGTAGTATCAATTGTAATCGTGTCATACATTTCACGAGCTTCAGGTTTTTCTAATTGCCTTAAAACTTGACGGAAGTCTCCCCATTTATTAATATCAACAGCTTTGATTCCGTCAATAGCGTTGTATCCTTTTTCAAAAGCAATTAAAAGATTTTTAGGAAAACGGGAAGCCATAGTGGTCTTTCCCGTTTTAGGCTTACCATAAATAAGTAAGTATTTTCCTTTCAAATCTCTAGAAATAACCGTAGGCTCAATGCTTAAAATATCAATCATAGAGCCTACCCCCTATTAAAATCCGAGGTCTGCAAAACCATTATTTGTATTCTGTGCTGGAGCCGTTTTTGAAGCTGTTCTAGACATATCTTTTTCTTTCTGGTTTTCCAGTCTAGCCTTTCTATCAGCAAGCGCGGACTGAATTTCTGCATTATCATATGCAGAATCACCATCAAGAGGCTCCTGCGAACCACCAGTAATTATAAGGTCGCTCTTATTAATAGTTCTTGTCTTTTCAATTGGCTCACCAAAGTCAACTTCCTCTATAGTTGTTTCGGTTGTAGCCGAAAAATCAAGTCTACCATTTGCTTTTACTGTATCACCAACTTCCCAATAAGTTGAAACTGCACTAATAACTCCTTCACTCTGTGCGAAGAATGGAACTACATCAACTCTTCCACCATACTGAGGAATTACAGCATCAATTCTATATCTACCAGTTGGATTTCCTTCTCTATCAAGCTCTTCATTTTTAGCGGCTACTACCATTTCTGTGGAGAAAGTGGCCTCTGACTTACAATCCGACGCATTAATCTTCGTAACAAAAGATGCATTGATGCGCGGGAAAGATACAAGAGTACCATTAGCATTATAATATTCGTTCATACGAATACTCGCGCCAGTGATTCTTACTCTATCTGCACCCTCTTCTCCACCTGCGGCCGCGATTGATGTAAATGTATCAGCAACCTTTTTAATGGATTCATAAGCTGGATTTGGAGTTCCCTTATTTGTAAGTTTTGAAGCAAACATATGAACAGGAACAATAAGTTCTTTCTCTTCACCACTAATTTTTTGATTTACTTTTATGGAAATAGAACCCCCAATAGATTCCATATCTTTTCCGTCTTTCTTAAAAGTTCCTGGGTTAAGATCGACTTCTGCGAGAATACCTTCAATTTTAACTTTATTTTCTGCTTGTCTTAACATTAATTTTACCTCTTTTTATTTAGTTCTGTTTAAATAGTTTTGTAAATAATAGAATGGAGGCTTATAAATAAGCCTCCTTATTAATTACTCGTAGATTACTCGTCGTCCTCGCTAGGAACGAATGTCATACCCTCATCAGTAAGAACTACATAAGTTACTGGCTTCTCCTCGCCTTCAACCTCTACCTTCTCTCTGGCAGCGAGTCCTTTCTTTGTCAGGTCTGTTACATTAGCACCAACGCTTCTCTCTGTTCTATCAAGAGCCTGTGCAAGCTCAGGAATCGAAACCTTTCCGCCATTAGCCTTTACATACTCGAATACTTCATTTGACTTTTCTGTAAGTTTCATAATTTTTAAATCTCCTTGTTTAATAAAATGTTAAATAAAATTGTTTGACGAAAGTTTCTTTTCAACTTTCTATAAATATTATATTAAAATTTTCAAAATAACTCAAATTTTCTCAAGCATTTTTATAGAACTAATAATCCAATTACTTTAGAGTTTGATAATTTAATTGATTTCGTACCTTGCGCCCCTTTTGATAAAAGATTTACTTCATTTAAATTAAATTTAATTTGAGCGTTTGACGAAACAATTATCGTTTCTTTTTGAGCAGACAAAGGACTAAAGGCTACTAATTTATCATCAGCATCTTTAAGTGCATGGATGCGACTTCCCTTAGTTGCCCTTCCAGTAATTGAAATTTCTTTGGCGGCGGTTCGTTTAATATATCCTTTTTCGCTTATCGTTAAAAATTCTTTAGTATTAGCAGGAATGACCTGAGCTGATACTAATTCATCTTTTTCATTAAGGGATATACCCTTTACTCCTCGTGCAACTCTACCGATTGCCCTTATGTCTTTTGTTTCACATAATACGAACTGGCCGCGCGCCGTCATCATACCAACTCGTTCATCATCTACAAAAAGAATTGAAATAATTTCATCATCTTGGTCTAAGTTCAATGCTTTGACACCTGATTTGCGTTTGATAGTATATTCTGAGAGTTTACTCTTCTTCAGTATACCGTTTTTTGTAAAAAAGATGATATGTTCTTTTAAATTCTTTTTATTTAAGAAAACGAGTTGTTTAATTTTTTCACCACTTTCAATTTCAATTAAACTTTCAATTGGTATTACCTCTTCAAAAGGAAGTTCAGTTGCGTTAAGGTGGAATGATTTTCCTTTGTTGGAAAACAGTAAAACCGTATCGAGATTAGTTCCCGATGCAGTGGCAATTACATATTCACCTTTACTCATTTTGAACTTATTACCTACGCCACCACGTCTTTGACTATATAGCGTAGACACTGTGGTTACATAGATATTATTTTGATTTGATAGATTAATTAAAAGTTCTTGAGTTTCATGTGGTTCTTCGTCCTCTTTTGAAATGTTAAGAACTTGAGTCCGACGAGCATCGCCAAATTTATCTGCGACCTCTCGCCACCCTTTAATGAGTTCATTATTGAATAATTCCTCATTTCTAATTATATTATAGATAAATTCTCTTTCTTTTTCAAGTTTTGACTTTTCAGATTTTAATTTTTCTACTTCTAAATGAGCCAAACGAGAAAGTTTCATATCGAGAATTGCTTTGGTTTGTACGTCAGTAAGTTCGTATTCGGCGGCCAGTCGCTCGCGCGCCTTCAACGGAGACTCCGACGTTTTAATTATGCGGACTACTTCGTCGATGTTTGCGAGACAGATAAGTAGTCCATCGAGGATATGAAGTCGGTCTTCAATTTTCTTTAGGTCAAATTCATATCCTCGTCTATATACCTCTTTTTCGTGGTCGATATGCGCTTGAAGCATTTCTTTCCAAGTGAATACTTTTGGAAAGCGTCCGTTATCAAGCATTGTGAAGTTTATTCCGTAGTGAGATTGAAGAGAAGTATTTTTATATAGATACTTCAGAACCTTGTTTGGATTTGCTTTTTTAGCAAGGTAGATTTTAATAAGAGGTGTTTTTCCAGTGAGGTCATTAAATCTGTCAACTCCTGGATTTTCTTCTCCATTGATAATGTCTTCAAGCTCACCGCAAATTGTATTTGTATAGACTCCATATGGTATCTCCGTTACTACAAAACAGTTTTCTTTTTTATCAAATTCAACTACGCTACGAAGTTTACAAGCAAAACCTGTTCCACGCTTCATTGAATTTTTAACTTCGTTTTCATTTAATAAGATTGCGCCCGTTGCAAAATCAGGTGCAATATATATGTCTTCAAATGGGCAGTCGGGATTGAGAAGTAAATATTCGAGAACTTTATTCATTTCTCGAAGATTATACTGTGGAATAGAACTAGCCATACCTATTCCAATTCCCATTGTGCCGTTACAAACATTATAATATCCTTTACTTGGTAATACTGCCGGATATTGTTTTGTATTGTCATAGCTATCACGCCATTCTTCAATTGTATCTTTATCTATATCTGTAAAAAGAATATTAGATAATTTGGAAAGTCGACTTTCCGTATAACGCATCGCTGCCCAGTTGCCAGACTCAATGAGTGAGCCAGCATTACCTTTTACGTCTATAAGTGGATAACGCATCGCAAAAGGCTGACCTGCGCGCATTATAACTCCTTCGCATGAACTGTCACCATGGATGTAGAAGTCTGCCATTGCCATACCAACAGCATTAGCAGTTTTCTTATATGATTTATCATGAGTGAGCTTACGAAGAAGCATTGAATAGAATATTTGACGAGCAGATGGCTTGAGGCCGTCGCGCACATCAACGAGGGCGCGATTTTGTAAAACCGCTCCCGAATATTGCACCATTGATTCTTCTATAATTGGTTTTAGTTTACTCATTTATTCTCTCACCTTACTAAAATCTACTTTTTTCATTATAAAATTACGTCTTGGTTCTACGTCTTCGCCCATCAAGTCATAAAGCAAATCAATTGCTCTTTCATCATATTCCATAACTTCCATCCTCTGATATTCTTCAGTAAACATGGAAGCTTGTGCTGTTTCCGCCGGAAGTTCACCAAGTCCTTTTGCTCTTGTAACTTCTCCCTTAATCTTTCCCCTTACTTTATTAAATTCATCATCGGTAAAATAATAACTCTCTTTACCTTTATTATCAACTATATAAAGTGGGGAACGAAGCCAACACAAACGTCCTTCCCGTATAAACTCTGGCGCAAGATATTGAAGTGCCGCCATT